TCAGACAATGTTGCCATTTCATCATAGGATTCAGCCATAGCTTGGATTTCATCAGGAGTTGCGAATTCGTTCAAGAATAATGCTGCGAATGTAGATTCTTCTACTTCATCTTCATCGTCATCATCTTCTTCTTCGTCTTCATCATCGTCATCTTCAGCATCTTCGTCATCAGATGGGATGTCTTCAGGGTTCACATCTTCTGTTTCAACTTCAGGAGCGTCTTCCACTTCAGTACCATCTTCAGCAGCGTCAGCTTCTAATGTAGCTTCAACATCTTCATCGGAAACCAATTCAGCTTCTAAAGCCAAAAGTTCTTCTAAAGATAAGCCTTCTTTTACTTCAGACATTGTAAAGTCCTCCTTTAAAGGAAAAATTTTGTTGTACAACGTGTATATACGTTAAAAAATTACTATAATGTTTCGCATATAGCATATATAATGAAGGTTTAACTCCATTAAAGAGTTGTTTTCTAGTAATTTTTTATTATACACGCATCAACGTTGTCAATTCTTCTTTAAATGAAGGGTTTCTGGTCGTAGATGAATAGAGTAATCCACCATCTCGTTTATAGATAGCGATATGAACACAATCGATATCTATAGTTTCTAGCATAATGATATGACTGAACATATCACTTTCAGATTTTATAGTGAATGTTACTTCATCATTAGTATAATGAAGATTACCTGGGTAGATACGAATTTCTCGGTTATTCATTAATTCTTGAATCGCAATATCAACCATAGAATAGCTGATACGGAACTCATTCACTAGATTACGTGTTGGGGTAGTACCAATCACAGAATTTGTTGCTGATTCATCAATTGTGAATAGGATATCTTCTATCTTAACCCCTTCATAGCGGAGCTTGAATTCGGTATATCCGAGTTTGTTCTTCACATAAAATGCTTGTGTAGATACCAACTCATTTAATACATTCGATGGGTCTTTATAGTACTCATTGACTTTGATATTGTCCGGTGTACCAATTGCTATCATATCTTCGATACGAATGATATTGGTAAACTTCAATAGACGACCAACGTCTAAACCAATGAATCGATCTCCATCCCATATACAAAGATCTTTGTAGTAGTACCCATGACATCGATTATATGCGACCACATAATCATCGGTGATGTCATATCGATTTGGGTTTGTGTAGATTACTTCATTACGTTTACCATTCTTATAGAATATGGATGTTACTTTGAAGTCGTCGCGAATTACATACTCTTCGTTATTATACTCGAGTATGATTTGAGCAAATTTGAAAATAATAGATTCATCTGGTTGGTCAACTGGACCAATGAGACGATATCTTGCTAGTTCGTCTACATCATTCTTAGCCACATGATATAACATTCCATCATATTTATACAATGTAATCCCATGAACCACTCTCACATTCTCTTCTTTGAATGAATCTAGTAGTTCATGGGATTCTTTATATGATGCAATGGTGTTATACAAGGTAGCTTCATCAAGTGTAATGATGTGGACTTTTGGTTTTAATTCCATCATATTGTCCTCCTTTACTTGTATACAACTCGTATACATTACCATTATAATATATACATCAAAAGATTATTAAAAAGAGGAGGGGCGGAAAGAATTTTTTAATATAGACCTATGTCTTAACATATTTAATTCGGGGTAACATTTGGAAAAAATAAAAAATACGTAAAACCCTCCTCTGATAATTTGTTCCCGTTATAGTAATAGATAACTGAAAAAACTATCAAATAAGAATATACATATAACTAATAGTCTCCTATATCAACTCGTGGATAGTGTGTATTCGTACATGCTATCCACTTATTATACGACTGATTAGTAATATAAATAGATAATTCATGTAAAGTAGGTGACACGTCTTTGAAACTGAATACAATTAGAAAATGTAAGTGTCCAATCTGCCGTAAAAATTACGTTAGTAAGGACGCTGTTTACGATCATATTGAACGAGCTCATAAGGACATGATTCCGGAAGGAATCCCTTCTGATCAATACTTCTATGATTTAACTCATGATAAAACGACTGTATGTGTAATCTGTAAGCGTAAGACTCCTTGGAATCCAAAGACTCATAAATACGCTAGATTATGTGGTCGTAAAGAATGTGCTCAGAAGAATCGTGAGATCTTCAAAGAGCGTATGATGCGAGTATATAATAAATATAACCTCGCCAATGACCCAGAACATCAAAAGAAAATGCTAGCTGCTAGAAAGATTTCTGGTAAGTATGAATGGGAGAATGGTGGTGAACCAACAACTTATGTGGGTTCATATGAGAAAGATTTCTTATTGAACTGCGATACGGTATTTAACTTTGAATCTACCGATATCATTGCTCCATCTCCTAATGTATACCGTTATACCTATGACGGAGTAGAGCACTTCTATATCCCAGACTTCTATATCCCAGATCTTCGACTAGAAGTAGAGGTTAAAGATGGTGGGGATAATCCAAATATGCACCATAAAATTCAAGCTGTAGATAAAGTAAAAGAGAAGCATAAAGATGAGGCTCTTATGAAACAGCGGGATAACAACTATATCAAGGTAGTCAATAAGAAATATGGTGACTTCTTGGCATTGATTAATAAGCTTCGTTCTGATGACCTTTCTCCAGAGGAACGTAGAAATAAGATCAAAATCAAGCCAGAATAACCATGGTATAAAAACTTATACTATAACTCACATAATAGTATCCGAATGAACTCGTCATTCATTTGGAGATAACTTTTCGATAGCGGAGAGTCGTATGAATCCACCCAAACAATTCATATGATTCTTCGCCATCAACTTTTCTCATATAAGAAAGATTCGTGGACAATGTGGTAATCACATTGTCCATTTTTTAACCCATAAGGAGGTTTTGATATATGTCTGAAGTCTTACCTCGTTCTGCGATGACGCAAGTAACGTTGTCTGATATTAAGAAAAAAGCCACAGCTGCTTATTGGTCTCTTTGGAGTCAAGCACGTAGCGTAGGCCGTGATGTTAAAATCTATCTTCACTGGACTGCTGGTAGGTATGGTCAATTCTGGGATGATTATCATATCCAAATCGACCGCGGTGGTGAAATCTATATGCCGGCAGGTGTAGGTTTAGATGATATTCTATATGGTACTTGGCGCCGTAATACTGGTTCTATTGCTATTTCCTTGTTAGGTTGCTATGACGCAACTCCAGAAGGATTAGGTAGCGAACCACCTACAGCGGCTCAAATCGAAACCATGTCTCAAGTTGTTACTGTATTGGCTAACGCTCTCGACTTAACAATCGATAAAGCACGTGTCATGACACACGGCGAAGCAGGCGACAACGAAGATGGTGTTTGGTGCCATGACCCATATGGTCCTAAATCCACTGTGGAACGTTGGGATTTGGAATTCTTAGGAACTCCTGAATCTCCAGTATATGACCCATATGGTTCCAAAGGATACCGTCGTGGTGGCGATGTTATTCGTGGTAAAGCGAACTGGTACCGCAAAGCTGGTATCAAAGGTGTTTACGACCCTCGATAACACACAAAAAGAAGAGTATACGGAATGAACCGTATACTCTTCTACTTATTTTTTGTTATTACGTTGATGGTATTTATAAATCCATCTCACGTTCTTGAGGTAATATTTACGATCTGTGTTATTATACTTAGTAACAACACCTTTACTATCGCAAATAAAACCTTTTGAATGCTTACTTAGTCTTCTCTCTAATATATCAGCAAAATTCTTCTCACCAATACCTAATACTCTAGTGTCGCATACTAGCATATCACTCATGAGTAATATTCTCTCATTTATTACATCAATAAGTTGTGTTGGTGATGTGAACGTTGTTAGTTTCTTAAATGCTTTCTTTACAAAAGTTTGCGGATCATCTAAATATACCTTTACATGGTTTCTACAAATATCATCTATGACTTTAACACCGTTAATATAATCTGATGAAGAGATAACTTTAGCAATTGCCATCGTTTCTTTAATATCGATAGAATCTGGTTTTAACATACAGTTTCGAATCTTGATACCTAAGCAACCACTGATTGTATCTACTATCTTCTTACGGATAGATTTTCGATATTCTTCCCCAATATATAATAGATTATGATCATCACATAATTCATCAGGAAGAACTAGTTGGACTTTGTGTAAACGCACATGCCCACAGAATACCTTAACATCCGTTGGTAAGATATCGTTCTCTTTTAATATCTCAACGGGTACTTTAATGAAGGTCTTCTTCTTTGTTTTTAACATCATGAATCGCTCATTTGTGAGCTGATGTACATAGATACCAAATGGTTCATATTTGACCATATCCATTTCATATCGCTGTACAGTTCGCTTCACATGAGACGCCCCATGTAATACATACTTACTTAATGCTTCACGCATATCATGGAACACATCAGGTCTGAGTGTTCCGATAAAATCGGCTAAGTTATCAAAGTCCACTGTTAGTGTCTGTGAGATGATAACTTGAGATTCTAGCCCCTGTTCAATAACAACTGGGTACAGTGTATCGAATGGTCGAATTTTCGTCGACAATGGTAATACATTAACTGTACTTCTACTAGTTGCCATAACTACAACTGGTCGATCATAACGAATGACTTGAGTGTCTGGAACTTCCTTATGTTTGTTCTCAGCATCATAGCCATTATCTCGCATAATAAATACGTCACCAGGTTGTACATGAGATGGGGTAGCGGTTTTTCGTTTCTCCTGTTGAGAGTCTAATAGAGAGGACACGCAATCCTTACTAACTCGCGAGTTATTTGATTGAGGTTTAACGGGTTTACGTTTTTCTCGGAATCGTTTACTCGCTTGGTGTCGTCTACTCATCTTAGTACCTCACCTCCTATAAAAAAATACTATAAATGTTATAATATGAGTTTCACAAATATATAACATTCATTAATTAAATGTGACAGCTAAAAATAAAACTGTACTATAGATAAGGAGACTATACTTATGATAACTGATATTCATGATATCTATCGGTATCCAACAGAATACTTTGGTTTACCGGATCAACGTAGATTCCCTATATATACACAAGAAGAAGTAGAAGGTTCTATCCGCTTTTTCGATTTATGTGAAGAAGAGTATAAGAATACTCTTGCTAAGAATATTGGACGTCGTTTAAGTGAATTGGGATTGACCGAATCCATCCAATTCAAAGGTAAACTCATGCGTTACTTCGACGTTCGTAAATATGGAACTAAGAAAGGTTCTATTCAAGTTATGGAAGCTTCCAATGTAGGCACGTTAGAACCTATTGTTGGAGCTACCAATGGTGGTACGCAAGTATTATCCAAGAAACTTCCTACTGAAGAATTCAATTCCTTGGACGATACTCGTAAACTACAAACCCTAATCGCTAATGGAAATATCCAAACTGTCATCGATGATGAAGATAGACATTCCTTAGCGATTGATGATGTGGCTAAAGAATACTTAATGAGCGATAATTTAGATTTCTCTCAGCGCTTAGATTCTGTTGACGAATCTGTATTCCCAACAATCTATCCGATTCTAAGAGAATCGTTAAATCAAGCATCTCTTCAACTAGAAGCAACTCCATTTATGGTATCCTATGAAGGATATTATGATTATCCAACTGAATACCAAGCATATATCAAAATGATATCCGCTACGCCAGGTATGTCTACTAGAGAACGAGCTGATAAGATTATAGCTTTACTATACAATGGCGGTATGGCTAACATTATCAACAATCTACTCGAACGTAATATCGGCGATGGAGAAGTAGTTCAGATGGTTATTAATGCATTACGTCAACCTGCCGACTATATGGAATATAAAACAATATCTATTCTATTAGGGTCTGCGATGACAGATGAAATTAAGAACTATATTGAAAACGTAGCCCCATCATTACAAACAAAAGGATTCCCAGAACTATTGGTTAGTTTCATCCAACGATTGTCTATCCCAATTGGGTTACCATACGCTATCTATGAGTATACGTATAAAGCTATCAATACAGACCATCCAGCTAATGCGGTACTATCTGCTCATCTATTATTGATGGATAGTGAACCATCTGATATCGAATATTATATTGAACGAGAAACTGATGGGTTAGACAATCAATTCTGGTTATATAATTCCCGTAATGGTCTATGCTACTATGCTCGTTCATATGTAGACTTAGCATCTCAAGCTATCTTCATCGTTAAGTATCCACTTATCTCTATATATGAAGGTAGAGTTGAAATTACCGATGAATACCGAGAAGTAAGTGGCTTGAACCCTGAGAGTGATCATGATAGAAACATTCTACTCGACCAAATCACTAAACATATCCGTTACGATAAGCTAATCAGTGTCCAAAACATCAATCCGGATATTAAGAAATCTACGATTGTATCTGATACAGACTTCACTGGTTACTTACCATCCATGGTTCAACAACTCGATGACTTCATTCAAGGGATTAAGATGTCCTCTGCTCATATGGGTATCCAATTCAACCCTTGTAGTTATTTCGATAATCCAGTACTCTATATCGGCGATTATGTTAGGATTGGTATAGAGAACGATAATATCACTATGCTTAAAGATGCTGTTACCTTGGGTATGTGTATCATTACGAATAAACTCGCTGAACGCAGTGAAGATTTGAGTCTACCTCATTATAAAGAACTTATCGAATTGGTTCGTTCTACATTATTCCACATTCAAAAGGTAGACCAAACATTCCTATTCTCTGATTACTTATTTAAGAATCGCTGGGATAGAAAGCTCTTTATCGTTAGCAATTCTGATAAGCTTAGAGATTATTTAGCGCAAGCTTACAAATACGTATTCAACTTATAAGTATATATTATACAGATACAGTGTCATCCACTGTATCTGTATTTTTATTGTTATTAGAGCACAATACGTATGTAACAATGTTCTAATGAAGAAAGGAGATGATGACTTGAAGAAATCATTTATGCAAATCATCAAATTCGTCCTCATTATAACAGTCATTCTTGGTGTGAGCGAGTACCAAAATGACCCAAAAGCTTTTTCAGTACAAGATGCTGGATCCAAGTACAATAGTGACAAAGGGGACACGTCGCAGTTAGCGGCAGAAAATGTTGAGGATGTCGATTTGACAAACTCCATTTATCTAGTAACATCAAATGACGTTACCGTTATTTCAAACGAAGGAAAGGAAACCAAACTAAAACAGGGAGAATTCACAATTATCCCAGATGAAAAAACTAAATACTCGCTAAGTGAACATGGATACTTTAAATCCATGGATGGGTTAGCTAAAGTTCCTAAGGATATAGCTAAAGACTCATTCTATATTCAATTTCAACCAAAAAATACAGATCTTACTGGTACTGAAGTATTAACTAAGTTACCAACCGATTATAACATGGTGAACTTAGTAACTACGTTTAAGAAGTTCAGTAATACATCTAAGATTCAACTACCGGCTGTAGAAACAACTCGAATCACCCATCTATTCAAAGGAAAGTTTATCGCTTTTACTGAAAATGGGACACGTTACTACATTCCTGAATCTGATGTTATCTGGTCCGTTCGCAGTGTACGTGATTTAAATCTCGTATCTCGATATACGGCAGGTCGTCGAGTTGCTCAAGAAAAGGTAACTCATATTACTGATGACATTACACAACCAACAGGTTTATCTGCTGAAGAGCTAGATAAAGCATTAGCTGGAACAGGACTTGATGGTCTTGGACATGCATTCCAAGCTATGGAAGAACGTTGGGGTGTTAATGCTCTATTTGGTATTGCTGTAGCAGCTCATGAATCTGCTTGGGGTACTAGTTACTTAGCTAAATCCCGTAATAACTTATTCGGTATTGCAGCTTATGATGGTAATGAAGGAGCCGCCTATGGTTTCGAGACAAGAACTGCTTGTATCGACCATTGGGGTGAAATGATTAAAGAAGTATACTTTGATCGTGGATATACCAACCTATATGCTGTGAATTCCATCTATGCTTCCGATAAATCTTGGTCTACTAAAGTCCAAGCTACTATGGCGTCTATGCGTCATAAGATCCTTAATTAGGTAGAAATTCTCAACTGAGAATTTATCTATATATTATTTAATTGAGTCGTAAACAAATAGTCAAGTCGAATTGATTCTTGTTTCGACTCAATTACTCTATTTTATTTTTAACCAGAGGAGGTTGCTCATTATGAACAACAATCAACAACAAGGCGGTCAAAACAATCAACAACCACAAAACCGCGAAAAACAACGTCCAGTAGATCAAAGAACTAAAAACTTTGATGAACTATTGGCAAACCACATGAATATGGTTCCAAAAGGTGTTACATATGATGTAAACCAAGACGATATTCAAAATGCAGTAGGCCGTTGCTTACAAAGCTTAGGCGTACAAAACGTTGGCTCTAAAGTGTTCGTTGTAGCACGCTACAATCCACAATTCGGTCAATTATTAAAAGGTAAAGAAGTAAACAGTAAACATCGTGTCGACCCATTCGACGTGTATGTAGTTGTACGTCTTGATAAAGAAGACAAAAGACGTGCAAAAGGCGGTAAACGTAACTTCGGTGGTAACACAGGTTTCAGCCAAGTTATGGGTCGCTTAATGCATAACAAAGCTGATAAAGCTCAAGTGCAAATGGTTGCAGATAAACAACTTAACGAAGCATTAACTAACTTCACAACTAACGAAGTTAAGTTCCACGTAATGGGTGGCGGTAACGTTGCTCGCTTCCGTTTAGACTGCGACATCGTATTGCGTTACGTATTCGATATTCCTACAGACCAAGGCAACTTCGTTCTTGACTTCTTGAATATTCGCGACTATCGCAAAAAAGGTTTCCGTGCAACAGTTCTTAAAACAGTGGCAACTAAAACCTTCAAACAAAATGATTTCGACCCAGGTAAATACGTTTACTAATAGAAATCGAACCAATAGGCATGGATCTTCGGGTCCATGCCTATTATTTTTTTACTCCTACACAGAAAATTAAAAAGGAGGTACTTTATAATGGCAAGAAAACCATATGACCCAAGTCGTTTTAAAGTAGAAGAGATTATTGAGAACATCTCTGAATCTGATAATAGTAACTGGGGTAAATTCATCATCAGAGCATCTTTTGATGATGGTCCAGCAAATATAAATATCCGTAGTATGAAACTAGGGGATGAACCCATCATCGGGAAAGGTATCTCGTTAACGAATGAGGAAGTTGACACTGTCGTAGATACGCTTGTAGGTATGGGTTTTGGAAGTATTTCCAAACTAAAAGATAGTATATCCGATAGACAAAAACAGTTTGGTGGATTCGATATGGGTTCCTTTATGGGTTCCGATGACGATGAAGATGATATGTTGACGATAGATGGTGATCGCGATGTTTGATATCGTTGATGCCTATGCTAACTCATTCAAAGTTAGATACGTGTATTTAGATAAGCTATTTAATGGTAAGCTTGCTGAGACTGATAAGTCTGGTAGGCAAATCGTTAAAACCGCGAATATCTATATCAGCTTTGAATCATTGTATAATAGTATACGAACCACAGCAGTGGAGAACTTCATTAAGGTAGCGAATAAGAAAGAATTGAATGAGTTATATCGTTGTATGATATCCAACTTTATCAATATCATTGCTCACTACCGAAAATATTTCTCCAAGAATAAGATTAAGACGAATATCTTCTTATACTACAATACAATCCCAGAACATAAAACGGAATATAATAATACCGCTCTTGTTCCAGGATATCGACAACACTTCTTCCATTCATTAACTAACCTAGATCGATTAACCATTAATGGTATCATTCATGAATCGATTTCATTCATGAAAATCATTACCGAGTATATCGAAAATGTATATATGGTTAGTACTGATAGCGTAGAATCATCTTTAGTACCAATGATTATTAATATGGAGAATAAACATCCGGCCAATATCAATATCATCATCTCTAAAGATGAATATGATTTACAGTATGTAAATTACAACTTCTTACTGATTACCAAGTTCAAAAATGACCCTGTGTTAATCACTAAGAAGAATGTAGTGAAGTACTTATGCTTCAAGAAGAAGTATGAACCAAAACGAATCGTTAATCCTCTATTAGTCCCGTTCATTGTTTCATGTAGCGGTAACCGCAAACGTTCTATTAAAGGGATTAAAGGTATCGGATTCGTTAGAATCTATAAATCGTTGGAAAAGTTATATGAAGCAGGTTATTTAAACGATGATGATGAAGATACATTTAGCATCAATAACATTGCTCATGTTATTAACCAATCCAATTATAACTTCCTAAATCGTGAAGATACAGCCAATCAAGTAGTACGGAACTTCCGTTCCGTTGATTTGGAATATCAATACGATGTATTATCTGATGTACAGAGAGAGAAAATCTTTGACCAATTATCGGATAAAACTGACCCTGGTACATTGATGGATATCAATGACCGCTACTTCTCTGATTATCCATTAATGTTAATGGAACTCAATCAATATGACATTGTGAATGAGATGAGGGAGAAACTATAACATGGGTATCAAGCTCGACACAGGTAATCTACTTAAGAATATATTCAGTTCTGTTAAACGACCGAATATTCCTAAGCTAGATCCGAATGGGTTGCTTGATAAAGCGTTTAAAATGGGTGGGTCAGCTGGTGGCAAGAACCAATTTCGTTCTAATATGCAAAATCATAGGTACCGATATCGAGTGGATGCTTGGCAGGTGTTAATCCCTGGACAAGAACCAATCGATATGGTACCTACTGCCATCCAGAATATTTTTCTTACCCAATTATACGATGAAGCAATCCATCCAATCTTAGAAATTAAAACGCTCTTACCACCTAGACTTCATGAAGCTATCGTTAATCATAAAAATGATGTGAATATCAGATTCCGATTAGTTGCGGTAGACACGACTAATGCTAATTCAGGCTATCACGATATCATCAATGACACATTCATTGTATTAATCGATGATGAAGCACCTTTCCAAGAAAGTAAGCTATACGATAAAACAAATGAAGCACAAGGTGGTAAAGGTACTGGCACATCTTCTGGAATTAAAGCCGAAGATAAACATTGGTACAACGTAAGTGATTATACTGAATCATATGAACTCTCGTTATGGAGAGAGCGCGATTTAATCGCTATGCGTAAAACGGTCAATGAAATCTATAATGACTGTACACTATCCTCTGCTCTAGGTCATATACTAGGGAATGCGGGGGTTGATAAAATGCTCATTAGTCCATTGAACAATGATAAACAATATCCACAGGTTATCATTCCACCAATGAATCTAATGAACGTATTTGAATATCTACAACAGACATATGGTACTTATTACTTTGGTACAATGTCGTTCTATGACTTTCGATGTCTGTATGTATTAAATAAGTCTGGTGCATGTGATTGCTATGAACAAGGTGAATATCGTAAAACGATCATTACCGTAATCGACAATAGCAATTCTATGAGTAAAGCAACAGGGACATTTGACTCTCCTGATGAACAAGAGTATGTCATGTATGTCGATCCAGAAAATGTCACTGTTCAAACACCGTCTACCACACAAGACTTAATCGCTGGTAACAATGTTACTATCGTAGATTCGGGTAACAATGAAACCACGGAAGTAAGTGGTGCTGGTAAGCAACGCGGTGCAGGTAACTCAACTATCGTGTCTGATAAGTTCGGCAATGACTTCAATAAGTCTGTTATGTTAAGTGAAATCAATGAGCGTAACTTACATTTATCTTGCTATTTACTAGACCATGACTTGTTTGCTATGACTCCAAATAAGGAGTTCGTAGTGTACTTCACGGATAAGGAAAAAGCTAAGTATAATGGATATTATCGTCTCACAAGTGCAGTGGCAGCCTTTACTAAGGCGGGTGGTATGTTCAATTGTGCTGGACAATACGACTTTGCATTTAAGTCTGGTATGGGCTCTGATGAAGTTCAGAAACTTGACGCGAAAGTAAATCCAAATATTCAAATCGAAGAACCTAAGGGTAAAGGTCCATCTAATACACCAACCCCTAAGGAAACAAATGATATCTATGCCGATGGATTGCATTCTGACTTAAAGAAAGCATCGGATGTACCAAATCCTCATAGTACAGATAAGCATGGGAATATTCAGGATAATAAGTATCCAGATACATTCAAGAAACAATCGGGTGACTCTGAAGCTCGTAATACATACAATCAAAAAGTCCAAGATGCACATACACCATCTAAAGGACCACGACCTAAGTCATTAAAATAATTTTTTTTGGGTATATAGCGTTATGCTATATACCCATTCTTACACCAAAAAACAAACTAATAACAATTTTAGCTAAAATTTACTATGTAGAAAGAGGTGTACACCTTATGAATAACGAGATCGATATCGTATTCGAGGAAGCCCGTTTCTTATCCACTGAGCTAGGAAATACATCATTCGACCCTATGGTCGGTGCAGTTGGCTTCTATAATAACTTCTTATCAGCTGTACGTAAAAATACAGCAAACACTCTTAAATTGGTCACTAAAGCAGTAGGTGAAGAGGCTTTCAAATTAGCTATCACTACAATCACTGACCATATTAAGAAAGTAGAACAAACTGCATTTGATGCATGCGATTATACTATGAAACGAGTTAATGCGTTGCATAAAGAAATCAACAAACAACGTTCTATGATTACAGTTGACGCCATCAACTATATCTTCAAAGGCCGTCAATCTGAAACATTCAGTATGTATATCTATAATCCTATCTTGACAGATAACCGAACAATCAATTTCAATGAATGTTTAGGTTGGGATAGACTAGGTAAATTAATTAACAAACTTGGTACACAAAAGTTTGACTTAGACGAATTCACCGAAGAAATTAAAGATATCAAAGAAAATGGTATCTATAACTTCCGTGCTGATATTGTTGGCGTATCCAAATATATCAAAACGAAAAGCTTAAATGGTACAGCGTTCAATGACACTGTACATAGAATCTTCTTCCCATCTGAAAATCGTGTATCTGTAAGTGTTGGTGAATTATTCATCCGTGATATGTTCGATGCGATTGCTAAATTCGATAAAGAATACAGTGCTATGAAATTATCCTATCTATATAGAGCAATTACTCAAGTGAAAGAAACTATCACAAAGCTTTTAGGTTTACTTCGTGCTAAGATTAAAGACGTTTTAACTATGACGAATGTACCAGCTCGTGTTAAGATGCTTCTTACACTATTTGATGCAGTTCAAGTATTGAGTGGGTTAGGTATTATGGCTATCAATGATATCTGCACATATATCAACTACAAAATGATGGCGTTCTTAGAGTTCTATACTACCATCACAAATATTATGACTCATGTAAATAAACGTCAAACGTTTATGGATATGATTACGCACTAAGGGGTGTAGATATGAACCATCTGGAATATTTAACAGAAGCTACTATATTTGATGCGAATGCTATCTTTGATACCGCTGTATTAGAAGTGAGTGTCATCGACCGTTTAAAAGAGAAGTCTATCCATAATAAAATCGTTGATACGATTAAGAAGTGGGTAGATAAGATTCGTGGCTATGTGGTTAAGATCATCCAATCTTGGATTAAGAAACTTCGTGCTATGTATGAAGTTCACGAAGAATGGATTGAAGAACATATGGACGAATTCAATGATTTGAAGAAACGTGACTATCGAGGTATCACGATTACAGGTATCCCATATTGGAATGCGATTACCAAACTCATGGATAAACGTAATCCAATCCCTGATTATAGTGTATCTATCTGGAGAAAACTAGAAGATACAGATATCAAATCTGAAAAAGATATATTGGAAGAGTTCACAGAATTCAAATCATTCGATGAAATCAAATCATTCTACCGTGGTACAAGTACTACAGAAGTGGTGACGATTAATACCCCATCTAAGATTGCTCCATTAGTGGACATGATGTTGGGTTACTGTGGTAACTACAAAGAATTGATTGGTATTGCTCAAAACCAAAAGATTACAATCGATGCTCAATTGAAAGCAGTTGAGAAAGAATTGAATCAAATCGAAAACCAAGATGAATTCAATACTATGCAGAAACTTAAATTGTTTGTGCAAACTAGCTTACGTATCCTTACAATTCGTATTGCTATGATGGGACAAGCGTTCCATTCCTTCACATCTTACCTAAAACGTATTTTATATACAGGTAAGCAAAACCGTTCTAATGAAGAAAAAGAACTTAAGAATAGTCCTATTAAAGGGAATATTAAACGTGCTTATCGTATAGTAAAATCCGAAATGTGATAGAAAGATCCAGATACCGTGATTGGTATCTGGATCTTATTTTTTTTTAAACTTCTGCGAGCATTTGATCTAATAGACCAACGGATTCAGTGGTTTGTTCTTTTTTACCATGTAATGCAGCAACAGCCATGTTACATGCTTTGCGAGCTACCATGTAGCTACCAATTGTTTGTTGATATTTAGTGTAGAAGAATTCGCCGTATATAGAACCAAGAGGGATAGTTAAAGCAAGTAATTGTCGGTCTCTCTTAGGATTACGCATTGCACGAATCTTAGACATGATGTCAACCTCTATACGACCTTTAAGACTACGGACTGTTTTAAAGCTATAGTCAAGAACTTCCATATTGCCTTGATATACTTTTTTATTCGCACGTTCGATAGCTTTAGCTTTGATTTTACCAAATTCAACTTCTTCTTTATGTTTGAAGCAATCTTTAACTTCTTTAGATATATTATGAATATCATCAATCAATTCCATAATGGATTCTTTTGCTTTAGCAAATGCTTCGTTAAACTCTTCGTCAGTTTTAGCTTTATAGCATGCGACGATAAGTTTGAATTGGTCATCGAAACGGCGATCGATGTTATCAAGTTTTTGTTCTTTGATTTTAACCCAAGGAACTTTCACTTTATTTACTTCATTACTCTTCAATAATTCATAGTATTTATTGAAGAACTTGTCATACCAATCACCCATTTTGTTTTTGAATTTGTCAATAGCACTCTTAATGAAGTTAATGATAGAGTCGATAATTTTATTAACGCGTTCTTTAGCACGTTTAACGAAATCGTCTAATGTACCTTCATAGATTGCTATGATGGCAGCCTTATCAGACTCAGTCACGGCATTCTTATATTCTTCAATACATTTAGCATCAGCCTTTTCCATAGCTGTTTGAAGATTTATGAACTCTGTAGTATATGTATGGTATGCTTTAGAGAACTCGCTGAAGTTCTCGAAATGCATTTCCTCTACATGTACAGTGTTCTCATTTACAAATTTTTCAAATTGTAACATGCAATAATTCCTCCTGTACAGGTTATATTAGATAAAATATTACTATAATGTAAAAATGCGAAAGAAATATAGATACTGCCCGAGAGAGTAGTATCTATATTTAGTGTTCAGTATTCAGATTAGAATACGGATGCTAACATATCATCCAACAAGGAGTAGGATTCAGTAGCGGCTTTTTGAGCAGCACCTTTACCTTGAACAGCTTTAACACAAGCACGTTTAGCGTTGAAGAACATGTCGTTTCTAGCACCTGCACGGGAAACTGCAATGTCTTTAGCGGCGCGAATACCACGGTTAGCATATTTAGTTGCAGTACTCAAAGCAGTTTTGCTGAATGGATTGCGTTCTTCTACAGGTAAGCTTAATACTTCAGCTTTAGCAGCTTTCATATCTTTACCTGCTTGACGGTATGCTTTAACGATGTTAGCTACAGAAGCTTCACCTGCATTAGCAATAGCTTTTTTCTTAATAGTAGCAAATTTAACTTCTGTACGTTCTTTCTTTTCGTTTTCAACGTTAGCGTCATCAAGAGCTTTTTGAAGAGCTTTCAATGCTTCGTCGTCAGCTTTACCTTCATATTTTTTAACCAAGGATTCAAGTTTTTCTGCAGAATCAGCTTTAGCGATTTCTTTAGCTGCTTGCATGAAGATTTGTTCTTTACCAGCGAATGCATCGATTTTAGCTACATCGATATCAGTCCAAGGTACCATAACTTGATCACAGTCTTTACCATTTAATACGTCAGCATATTTTTCCATGAATTTTTTGGAATTCAATTTGATTTGACCATCGAAATCTTTAGCACGTTTTTCGCACCAGTTGGATACGGAATCAGATGCTTTACCTAATTTATCTTTCCAACGATCGAAGAATTCGGATACTGCACCTTCGTATGTAGCAACGATATCTGCTTTAGCGGATTCAGTAGTTGCTTGCATGTATTGTTCCATGC